GGGAGTGAAAGGTGCGGGCATGGCCGTGACGGTTGCTGCGTTGTGAGTGTCACGGGGTGACACTTATCGAATGCAAAGTCGCAACGATGGGGCAAACTGGTGGGGTGCCAGGTCCCGAAAGAAAGCCCAAAGAACCGTGCTCGGTTGAGGGCTGCGACCTGCTCAAAAAGTCTCGGGGTTATTGCGAAAAGCACTACAAGCGTTGGCGTCTATACGGCGACCCGTTGCTCACTGCCAAGGCCACCAGACCGCAAGAACCGAAGAAGCTTTGTCGCGCTCCGGGCTGCACTCGCAAGTCATTGACAAAAGGTTGCTGCGACAAGCACTACCGACAGTTGCAAGTCCACGGCGAGTTCTTAGAGAAGAAACGCGAGGGCTGCGCGGTCGAGGGTTGTCTGTGGCCAGTTGTGCGTAAAGGCTATTGCCGTCACCATTACTACCGCTTTCAGAGGTTCGGTGATCCGTTGCTCGGCACGCCAATACCTGAGTACGAATTTCGCAAATGCGCCGAGACTGACTGCGATCAAGAAGCTGGCCTCGGGCGCTATTGCCGCTATCACGAAAAGCAACACAAAGCTCCTGAGAAGGTGGTGCCCTGCAAAGTTGAGGGTTGCGAAAAGAAGGTGTTTGCCAATGGCTACTGCCAGGCCCATAACAAGCGCTGGCGCGCCTACGGCGATCCGTTAGGTGGCCGGGCCACGCCAATCAAAGATCGGCGGTGTTCGGTGGCCGGGTGCGATGAGCGCAGCTTTGCTCACGGAATGTGCATGCCCCACTTCGGCCAGTTTCGATACCACGGCGATCCGACGGTGCGCGTAAATGACCCGACGCGCGGTTGCTCGGTGCCCGGCTGCAATGACCCGCACCGTGGTCTTGGGTTCTGTGGCAGTCACCTCACGCAATACGTTGGCGGTCCGCGTCGACGCAACAAAATGAAAGCTGCCAAAGGCACCTGCACGGGCCCACAACTAATGGCCCGGATTGACTACTTCGGTGGGTTGTGTTGGATTTGCAAAGACCCGATGGAGGCCGTCGATCATGTCAAACCGATCGTCGCGGGCGGAGCACTGTGGCCGTCGAACCTGCGCCCAATCTGCCGCACTTGCAACAGCTCGAAAGCTGGTCGATGGTACGGCGTGGCCGGATTGCCAGCCCACGCCGAACGCATTCGCCAAAAGAAACTCAAATAGGCAGCTCGCCCTGGGTGGGCTTGGCGGCTTCCTTCTTGGCCCACTTCACGCGTGCTTCGATGATGGGCCAATACTCTTCGGTCATCTCGCAACCGCGCCAGTCAAAGCCTTCGAGGATCGCGGCGACGGCCGTAGATCCGCTACCGAGGAACGGGTCAAGCACAATTCCATTTGGCGGCGTCACCAGCTTGACCAGGTAGCGCATCAGGGCAAGGGGCTTGACGGTGGGGTGGAAGTTCTGGTTTATTGCGCCGTCTGCTTTCTCCGGCAACCCTTCCAGCCCCGCGTTGCGCTCGGACTTGCTTGCCTTAGCGCAGTAGAAGAAGCGCCCTGCGTCGTTTGGGAACCCTGCCAGCACTTCCTCGCTTCCGTCGTGGATTACGTTGGCAGGCCAGCGACCTTCGGGGGCGGGGCCAGTTTGTTGCGCTCTAACTACTTCGCCGGACGTGTTAGTGAACGCTATCTCACTTGGGTGGCCTCCATAACTTCTGCTTGCAGGCCACGTTTCCACTGTCGTCCCCACCCTCGACCCGTCGATGTTCAGCGCACCTGTGCCCCACTCCAGCACGTTTGCGGCCACTGTGCCGGTCAGGGGCTTGCGAGCGACACAGATAGGTTCGTGGGCTGGCTTTAGGGCTGTTCCCCAGCCTTGCCAGCGTTGAGCCTCGAAAGTGGCAGGTGCGTAGGCGTAGATTGGAGTGTCCACCAACTCCTTTTCGGCATTGTCGTGCGCTTTCATTGGTTTAGTCAGATGAGCCAGCGAACCGTCTGAGGTCTTTCTTGCGTTGCCCTGAGCCATGCGAATTATTTGGTCGGTGGTGCCATTGGCTCCTGCCGCCTTGTCTATCGCCTTGCTCACATCCAGCGACTTCGGGAAGCCCGAGCCGTAGATCCACATGATTTGGTCACGGATTTCAAACCCTGCGTCCTCGATGGCGACGGTCATGCGGTGGTAGGTGCGAGAGCCGGAGAAGGCGAGCAGGTGTCCACCTGGCTTTAGCACTCGGAGACACTCTCGCCACATCTCGACGTTGTAGGCTATTCCTGTTGCGTCCCAGGTCTTGCCCATAAAGCCCCCGCGCGAACGGTTGTCACCCAAGAACGATAAAACCTGCGCAGGGAGGACAAGATGATCGAACGACAGTGCCCAGTTTGCGGGGTCAACTACTTGGCTGACCCCGGTCGTCTCAAACACGGTCGGCAGACCACTTGTTCCCGAAAGTGTTCCTACGAGCTGCGGTCTAAGAAGCTCGAACGGCTCGTCACCTTTCATTGCGCCGTCTGCGGTAAAGAGATCGAACGCCCCGCGAGCCACGTCAAAGGCAAGTACGGCGCCCAGTTCTGCTCCCGGGCTTGCCACTACAAAGGCCGTTCCACTGGCCTCTCCAAGAGAGTCGTCGCCGCACCCTATACCGTCACTGAGGCTGGAAGGGTCGGTGCTCGGCGCGGACAGGCCAAAGGCGTCGCAAAGCGCATAGCCGCCAATAACTACGGGCACTCCGAGGAGACCAGGCGCAAGTTGTCGAACGCAACCGCACGAGCCTTGGCAGAAGGGCGAGTGTCCCGTGTCTCGAAGTTGGAGGACAAAGTTGCCGCTGTTCTTGACGGTCTTGGTATCGGTTATGAGCGACAAGTCGGGGTCCGTGGTGATGGCGGCCGCTACATCGGCGTTATTGATTTCGTGCTCGAAGACGGGGTTGCTTTCGAAGTCAACGGAACCTACTGGCACGCCGACCCTCGGGTCTATTCCGAACACAACGCGACGCAGGCCCACAACGTCAAGAAGTTCGCGATCAAACTTGCTGAACTTCGGCGCCTTGGCTACCGCGTTGGTGAGTTGTGGGAGTTGGACTTCAAGAAAGACCCCGCGAAGGCAGTGATCGAAGCCCACAGGCGGGCGTCCTGACGTTAGTTCGTACGGGGGGTCGGTCACGATGCTGTCAATGGAGCAGTCGGCGAGCTTTTTGAGCTCGGTGAGGCAGTCGCCTTTGTAAAGGTTTTTAATCTTGGACATGCACGGATACCGTCCGCGCTTGTCTCAATGGTGCAAGGGGCTAACCGCGATCCGCACTAATCCGTCGCCACCAACCACGAGCACTGGCTGACGTATCTCGACGAACTCGGCAGTGTCATCTGGCCAACATCCGGCGTCCACCATCCCGTCGATCACGGCTTTGACGACCGTGCCGACGTAGTTCATGGGGTCCCGGCGCCCGTTTCTGGCAAACGGCAGCGAGATCGTCACCAGCGAAGGCGGCAGCTCACTTAACCCAGCCGCAACGCACTCGACGTGGCTACATTGCCGCCACGCTTTGACCAGCTTGGCTCTCTGTGCCCAGTGAAGGTTTCTGTCCCGGTTGGTAGACCACACGTCGGCTGGTGGGGCGAAGGTGATCTCCATGCCAGTGACCCTTGCTGGCGTGTTCAAGATTTCTATTTCTATTTCTGTTTCTGGGAGCGTGACACGAGCGTGACAGGGTCAAGCTGTCACGCGTGACAAAGTCGTGACACAAAAAGACCCCCAGCGGAGTGCCGGGGGTCTTTTCATCCAACGTTGTGGTACATGGTCAGGTCGCGTGTTTCTGGCACCTGACAGATGAAGTTGCCGTACTCCAAGTTGTTCATCGAAGACACGGCAATACGAATCCTGCCGTGTTCCGGATGTTGATCGGTGAAAGACCGGCTTAGTTGGTAAACCAAGTTCATACCGGCTTCACCGATTGCAGTTAGCTCGTGGTCGGTCTCGTGGTGGCGATCATCGTCGCCGCTTGACCGGCAGAACTCCGGGGCCACGATCCTGATAGTCAACACAGGCCAACGGTCCGGGTTGTGCGACGGTAGCACGAGTAGATCAAACGCCTCGACTTGAAAGACCCCCAGCTCTTTGTAGCGGGTTAGTTCCTCCAAGAAGAACGAGCCGATTACCTCGATTTGCTTTTCGTCTTGCGGGGTGGTCTTACCCGTTCCTTTTCTTAACATCAGTCTCCTTTGTCGGGTGGGCGAAATACCCACGACTCGGACCGTGCGCGCAAGTTGGTGGATTGCCACAAAAGTTTCCCTTGCATTCTTGCAAACGCACCGGACCATCTTTGGTATCCCGCCACGGTGGTGAGTCTTTACTTAGGAGGACCGATGTCCGATACACCAATCAATCCAGTGCTTGCTCGCCTTATCGAAGAGCGCGATGCGCCGCACTATTCCGAGTTCAAGATTCTTTGGGCAGCTGCCGCAGAGAGGGTTGCTCTTGTCGAAGCCGCCCTTGCCGCGCAAGCTGAGATTGACGACTTTGGTCGTGCTGCAAATGGCACGCTTACCGTGGCGTCACCCCTCCCCTTTTGTCAGGTCGGCACCCTCGTACCCCTCCCCTTTTGGCAGGTCGTCGTGAGAACGCGGGCAAAAGGGGAGGGGTACGAGGGTGCGGCGCAGAACAGTATCAGCCGCTTGACACTCACAGCTGCCAAGCGTTTCGGAATCATTGACGGCGAGGTGAAGTAATGAGCAAAGAACGCATTGTATTTTGTGCTGGACCACAGTCTGAAAAGCACGATACACATCGAATAGCAGTTGCTGGAGAAACGTCTGACACACGTGGTGCGATCTACACGATTGAATACTGGTGGGAAGCAGACGGTGGCATCCGTATAGCTGTTGAACGCGAGGTGCAGTCATGACCGATGACTGCACCCCAGAAGAGCAGGCCGAGTTCGAGGCGTGGTTCCTCGACCTCGCGGCGCGCAGTGCTCGAGTTCAGTCCGCCCCCGGCAGGTTGCGCTACCTTGCGGCCACCATGCCCAGCAGCGACGAGCTGCGTGTGTTGATGGGAGCGCGATGACTGGCTTGCTACACTCGACGGACGTGGCATCCATCGAGCAACAAGCCGCCGACGCTAAGGCGTTTTTCGAGCGCGAGCTGGCGTGGCACCAGGAGCTGGGGACGTTCCCAGTTGAGACGTTCCAGGTATTCTGCGACCCTCGGACTTACATAACGCTTGATAACTCGTTTGACCTTGTTCTGCGTGTTGATGTCGCTGTGACAGGGTCCGCCATAGTTTCCGACAAAGGCGAAAAGTTGCCCGTCGCCGAAGTGTGCGAAAACCTTTGCCAAAAACTGAAAGTGCTCTGGGGCGTCCAATACCCTGACCATCTTCCGGTGGTTGCTTCGCTTTACCTTGATCGTGGCAAAGGCGCACTCTGGCAACCGCTCTCGCTTCTCAACCCCAAATGCTTAGAGCACTCGGACTGACACCCTGATGGCATGGATCCGACCTACATCAAGTGCCTGCTCGCCGTGGCCGTCCTTTCTTGGTTCATCGGCGACATGTGGGGCGAGTACGAGCAGGACAAACGCGACCGTGAAGAAGACGGCTGGTGATCCCACACAACGTCACGACCGTGCTGGCCGCCTGGTTGCTTGGGTATTGCTACGGGGCTTACAAGTCCTGGCGCCGTCGTAGGCGGTCACGTCGAGTTCGACGGGTGGTCTACGAGATCGGCGTGGCCGTTGCTCGGCACGACGAGAACGGCATGACCCGCAAGGCTTGGGTGCGACAGATCTACTCACGCCGTGGGCTCAAACAGCCACCTTCGTGACCTGTGTGCATTTCTGTGACACCCCGTGACAAGTAGAAGGGCACACGAAACGACCGGGTGCGAGAAGGAGAAACATGAACATTCCCGAACCCTTGGGATTTTGCGAAAACGGCTGTAAAGCCGGGCTGGTGTTCGACTAAGCGTCTGCGTTGCCGTTGGCGTCTACGGGCACCACAACGCAACGGCAGTTGTAAGTCTCTTCAGGTGAGCCACTTGGGTCGCCGGGGAACATGAGCAAGTCCGCGCCCACTTCGAACGGCTGCTCCATCGGGATTGGGTCGCCCGAGTATTTAGCGTCGGCCTCGACGTGGGTGTCTCGCACCTTCTCGTCGCCCATCGACTGCCACGACTTCATTTGGGCGCCCTGGCTTGAGTAGGTAGCCAGTGCCAGGTCGTTGGTCATGCTGTGGGCCGTGTTGGTAGCCACCTGGATCGCACGGTCACCGAGCACGTCACTCGTGACGACTTGACCGTCGGTGTTGATGGTCACACCAAGCATCTCGGCAACCTTTCCGAGCGTGTCCATGACTGAGGTCGGTTCGAGCTTGGCGGTGTCGAGGATGCCTTGCAAGTCACGACCAATCGCGTCATTCCAGGGCAACCCACCCTTCGGGCCGGTGGCGAGCAACACGTCGAGGCGGCGCTGGATCACTTCTTGCTGGGCGGGCAACATCGTCAGTGATGGCTTGCGGTAGTGAACCGCGAGCACGCCGAGCGCGAGGGCCGCAAGGTCCTTGAGCTTGTCGTGCGTGTCTTGCTGTAGCTCTTGGTTGAACGATCCAATGGCAAACACGTCGGCGGCGTTGAGGTGCGGCGTGTTGGTCTTGCGCGCGGCGTCGGTGTCTTTGGCGTTGGCCTGCGTCTTGATCGCACCCGCTACGCGGCGGTAAACGCGCTCGTGGTAGCGCTGGGCGAAGGCACCGAAGTGGTCGATGCCATCGTCAATGGCGCCGTCAAGACCAACGGCGAGATCGTGCGGCCCCTGCGCCGCTCGAACTAAAGGGAGCGGATCGGCCTCCCGAGCTGCAAGATCGCCGACGCTGTGGCCGACTGCGGTGCCGGGCTCTGCAGGTGGCGGCGTGATGATGGTGGGCGACTTGGTGTCAGACACATACGTCGAGCCCTTCTCGCCACCGATTGGGGGAAGGCCAACGGTTTCGCGAGCTTCGTCAAGCGTGACCAACCCGGCGTCCCACAGCTGTACGGCCTGGTTGAGCTTGTAGCTCGTGTCTTCGGCCAGCTCGGGCACATCGTTGGGCTCGAAGTAGAGCTCGTAGCCCATCTGCCGGGTGGCAGCCGAAAGCGCCGAGGCAACCAGCGTCAAGCGGGCCAGGATCATGTTCTTGAAGTAGGCGGCCAGTTCGACGCGCTGGTTCTCGTAGGTGCGGGCGCCACCAATGCCGAGACGTGAAGGCGGCATGTACCAAGTCGAGAGTGCGTCTTGGCGAGCGACGTTGGCGAGGTCAGCCCAGCCCTGTCCCGGTGCCGTGGTTGAAAGCGGCTCGTACTTCGTGTCGGTGCCGAACACCAAGAGCTTGCCCTTGTTGGTCGGGTCGGTCAGTCGGCTATTGAGCTGGCGTTCGTAAAGGCCCAACTCGTCATCTGGCACGTCCTCGTCGAGCACATTGACAATCCCACCCGGCACGCCACTGTTTGCCATGAGGCTGCGGATCGCGAGGTTCGAGTAGTGAACGGTTGAGATCGGAATGGCGGCGTTGGCCACGAACGGCTGCGCCTTGTAGGGGTCGCCAGGAAAGCCGTAGTGGATGCGGTGAAGTCGGCCCTGGGCGGTGCCACTAATCGCGTAGCCCTGCTCGTTGTAGCGACCGATCTCGATGCCCTGCATGTTGCGCTCGATGTAGCCCGCGATAATCGCACGGGAACCGTCTTTGTTGAGCTGGCCAGGTGCGGCCTTTACGACACTGATCTTGCGGTCGTAAAGCGGCGAAAGCGTGACGCCACCACCAGGGGCGGGCATCTCTTGCAAGAACACCTCACCCGTGAAGTCGAGGGCAAGACTGACGAACGAACGAAGCGCGACGGCGTGTAGCGACTGGTTGGCGGCGACGTTAAAGGCGTGGCAGTAGGGGTCGGTGTCGGTGATGTCCTTGCCAGTGCCGAGCTGACGGGCCTTCATCTCGAAGTTGTTTACATTGGCAACGTCGGCAGCTACGGCATTGACGATGGCGGCGAGCAGCGTCTCCTGGCCGTGGCCTTGATCGCCATTGATGACCTGGCCAAAGCCGAGGTCTTGGAACACCCCACCACCAGTGCCGATTGAGGCCCAGCCAAGATCACGTGTCTCTGTTGCGGGTGCGTCAGTGGTGGTTGTCTCACGCTGGCGCTTGCGCCCGAAGAAAGTAGCCACGTCGTCTGCTCCTGTCCGCGGTTAGTAGGTCTAAGGAAATCCGCGTGCTGTGGTTGTCACACTTGCTGCGAGGAGCCCGGTCCAATGGTGAGGGTGCTGGGCATGCCCTGGATGAGCCCGGTTTCGTAGTCCATTTGGCTTTCGAGGTCGGCCCGTCCAGCAAAACGAGCGCGCTTCTTGGGCTTGGTGCTCGCCATGAAAAGGGCGTAGCGCAACGCGTCGGCTGCGTCGTCATTCTTCTTGACCGGCTTTTCTACCGGGTCGCCTTTTGCATCGACCGCCCAGCGGTAGCCGTTGAGCTCTTGCCAAAGTTTCGGACACGCGTCGAGGTCCACGACGAGACTGCCCGAACTGATCACGCCTTGCACCGTGCGGATGCCTTCCATGACCGAGGTCGGGCCTTTGGTGGTGTCCTTGACTGGCAACCCGCGGCGACGCTGCTGGTTGGTGGTCTGTGGAAAGTTCACGTCAGACCAGACGACGTGAGGCCGCCACAGGGCCAAAGTCGGCGCGATCATGTCGTACCAGTCCTGCTCGGTCGCGGCGGGCTTTACGACTTCGGCCACTGCGCACCAAGTCGTTCCGACGCGGGCGAGGATGATCAACGCGCTGGGGTGCTCGGTGCCGAGGTCTTGCCCGGCGATCACTTCTTCGGCGGTGTCTGGCGTCGGCCACACCAACGGTTCGTCAAGGCTTTCGTCACAGCGCCAACCTCGTGAGTTCTTGACTTGCGAGAGGCCCTTGTAAATCTGACCGCGAGCGTTGAGCACCATGCCCAGCACTTCTTGCTCGTAGAGGTCGGTGCCTTCGTACATTGATACGAGCGACGACTTCCAGCTCTCGTCGGTGTGGGCATTGGCAAACGATGACGGCGGTGGGTCAGGTGGCAGCGTCGGATCGTTCGAGCCGACATAGACCACGCCGGGCATTGGGGCCTTCTTCAGCCACTGGCGGCTCCACCAGTTCTCGCCGTCGGGGGTGGTGGCCATAAGGATGCGCGAGGGCGTGCCGTCGGGGAGTTTGAGACGCGTGATTAGTCGTAGCTGGTTTAGGGCTTCTTCGGGCCAGAAAGCCACCTCGTCGCCGACGCTGCCGTGAGCGTTGGTTCCTCGCAGCGAGGCCGGGCGGTCGGCACTACCGAGGCGGATCACCGAGCCATTGGCAAAGCGCAGCTCGGCGCGACCAGGTGAGCGCGAAAATGCCTTGTCCCACGAACCCCCATCAAGCAAAGCTTCGAGGTTGTCGCCCCCGTTGCCACCCATGATCTGCCAGCGCAACCCACCCTCACCCTCGGCGAGCACTCGGATACATTCGGCCCAGGTGCGCCCAACGGCCATCCAAGTCGTGTCGGGGTAGGTCAGTGCTTGGGTGATGAGCCAGCGAGCTTCGTTCCAGGTCTTGCCAGCGCCACGACCCGCGAGCAGAACGCAGGTGTGCCAGGTGCCGCTCGGGATGACCTGGTGCGGTTGCACCTT